ATCGCGCGCGTGGCGGGGCGGGATGCGGCGATCGCGATCGCGCGCAAGTTCGGCGGGGTGCGGATGTATTTCCCGCTCAAGCCGTCGAAGGATAGCTGGCTGGTCAAGACGGTCGGCCAAGAGAAGGCGCAGGCGATCTGCGACGAGCTGACCGCCGGGCGCTGCGGCCTCGAATACGATCTGCCGCTGGGGGCCTTCGGGCACCAGGAGACCACGCGAGCGAAAGTGGACCGCCTGCTGGCCGAAGGGCGCACCCAGCGTGACATTGCGCTCGCCACGCGATACAGCGAACGCGGAGTGCGCAAGCGCGCCGCCATTCTGCGGGACCGCGACCCCGACCTCTTCGACGGCTGACCACAGGAACGCGTTCCGGGTCCCGGCATAACGGGATTTGCCGCATCCGGGCGGCATGCAACAGCCGCTCCTCTCCGAACGCACACTGCTCGAAATCGCCGAGCATGAAGGTCTTATCCTCCAGACTTACCGGGACAGCCGAGGCATCCTCACGTGGGGGTTCGGCGTCACCAGCGAAAGCGGGCACCGGGTCGAGCGCTACATCGACAAGCCCTCCTCGATCGTGCGTGCGATCGAGGTCTACGAATGGCTGCTGCGCACCAAGTACCTGCCCGAGGTTCTGGAAGCGTTTGAAGGTCGCGGACTCAGCGAAGCCGAACTGACTGCCGCGCTCTCGTTTCACTGGAACACCGGCGCGATCGGGCGGGCCAACTGGGTCAAGAGCTTCCTCAAGGGCGAGCGTCAGGCAGCGTTTCACGATTTCATGAACTGGGTCACGCCGCGCGAGATCATCGGGCGGCGGAAGGCCGAGCGCGCCCTCTTCTTCGAAGGCGTTTGGACGGGCGACGGCCTCATCACAATCTACGACAAGGTCGGCAAGATCAGCCTTCAGCCGATCTGGTCGAGCGCGCGGCAGATCGACATTCGCGACGAAGTACGCGCGGCGCTGGCCAAGGCGCGCGGAGAGTGAATCCTCTCGCCATCCTAAGCGGCCTCTTAGGCGTCGGTAAGTGGCTGCGGAATGCCGCCTCACGGCTGCTCAATTGGATCTTCTCCGATTGGCGCAACGGGCCGCTGCTGGTTCTCGTCCTGTGGGGCGCGGCGCACATCTTCCTGATCGATCCGAGCGTGCGCGCCGATCTTGCGAGCGAGACTTCCCGTGCGGATCGCGAAGCGAAGAATGCTGACGATTGGATGGCCTCGGCAGAGAGCTGGGAAAAAGAGTTCAACGCCTTCGTCGCCGATGTCTCAGCCGCGCAGATCGCCGCCGCTGAAGCCGACCGCGCCAATATCGCGCGGGTCGAGGCGGAATTTGCCGCCATCAACGAAAGGACCGCCGATGATTACGAAGCCCGGCTTGCTGGCAGCGCTGCTGCTGCTGAGCGCCTGCGCGACCGCCTCGCCCGAGCCGAAGCCGACGCTGCCCTCGCGGGTGGAAGTGGCGGCGGTGACGCGGGAGAGCCCGTCGATCTCACCGCCCGATGCCAGGCTTTTGGAGCCGCCGACTGTGACGGACTTCTACGGCAGCTTCCGTGGGTCCTCGCCGAAGCCCAGGCCAACACCGACAAGCTCGTCCCCCTCCAGCAGTGGGTCGCCAGCTCCGCGCTGATCGACTTCTCCGGCAACGCGGAGGAACCTGCGGAGTGAGCGAGCCAATCTCTTTCTCGCACTTCCTGCTCGGCTGGGTGCCTGCGCTGGCCGCGACCAGCGTGGTGCCCGAAGTCGCGCCGGAGCTGGCCGACACCATGCTGGTGGTGATCGGCGGTGTGCCGATCCCGCTGGTGACCTGCGTGCTCGGCTTCCTTGGCGTGATCATGGCGCGCCCGCTGGCGCGCAAGAGCGAGAGTGCGCTGAGCTGGCCGCTGTTCCTGCTGGTCACCGCGATCATGCTGATCCTGGTCGAGCTGTGGATCGTCGAGAGCCGCCCGCGCTGGCTCTTCGCCTTCGTGATCGCGATCGGGCTCGGCTTCTCCGGCTATTCGCTGATCGAGCTGCTGGGCGACCAGATGCGCGACTTTATCAAGGACATCGTCGGCAAGGCGCGCGGCGCGATCGGCATCGACAAAAACGGAACGGACACATGATCGGCCCCTACCTCGAACTCGTCATCATCGCGATCATCCTGGGGACGATCGTGTGGCTGAGCCGTCGCGATGGCGCGGCCAATCCGGTCGGCACGGGCAAGTTGCTGCACGATGTCAGCAGCATGCGGCAGGAGCATGTCGCCCACGGGCGCAGGCTGAAGAAGCTGGAGGAGGCGGCGGCAAGCGCCGAAGATGTCGAGAAACTGAGCGAGCAGTTCAAGGAACAGCAGTCGCGCATCGAGACGATCGAACGGCAGGTGGCCGACATCGCCTCTACCGGGAAGGGAACGGCGGCGCGCGTGCGCGAAATGGACAAGCGGCAAGACGTGATCGCCGAAAACGTCGCCTATACCCGCGCCGAGGTTTCCTCCCTGTCCAAGCAAATGGACCGGATGATGAGGGTAATCACCGAGAGGGGCATGTCATGAGCTTTTCCCAAGACATGCGCGGCGACATCAGTGAAGAGCTGCGCCTGCGCATCCTGAGGCAGCTTGAAAATCAGGACGATCGCACGCTGTCGATCATCACGCTAAAGCGCTTTCTCGATGCGCTTGGCTATCGCCGCGACCGCGATTGGATCGAGCGACAGTTGCGCAAGCTAAGCCAGATAGGCGCGATTTCGATCATCCAAGTGGGAGGAACGATCTACGCCCGGATCGAGGAGGAAGGTCGCGATCATCTGGAAGAACGCACCATCCTGCCTGGGGTGATGAGGCCCCGCGAGGCGGAATGACCGGGCGCGCCCGCCAGGGACGCGGTCGGCTATCGTCGATCGACCTGCTGCCCGATGTCGCCGAGGAGGCGATCGTCTGGGCGCTGGAGCAGCTGCGCGAGCGCAAGCTGCCGCAAAACGTGATCCACGCCGAGTTCAACGAGAAGCTGCTCGACCTCAATGCGCAGCACGATCTCGACCCGCCGATCGAGCCGATCAGCAAGAGCGCCTTCAACCGCTATTCGGTGCGCAAGGCGATGATCTTCCGCAAGCTGGACGAGGCGCAGACGATCGGCGCGGAGCTGGTTTATTCGATGGACCCGAAGACGCCCGATGACGTGACGATCGCGGTGTCGGAGCTGATCAAGGCGGCGGCTTTCGAAATCCTCGAAACCAAGACGCCCGATCCGAAGGGGCTGATGGAGCTGAGCCGCGCGGTCTCCGGCGCGGTCGGCGCGCAGAAGGCGAGCGCGGAATACCGCAACCGGCTGGAGCGTGAGGTGCAGGCCGCGAAGGCGGAGGCCGCGAAGAAGATCGGCGAGCTGGGTAAGAAGAAGGGCGTTTCGCCCGAGGCGATGGCGGCAATCAACGCGGCGCTTGGGGTGCAGCCATGAGCGGCGACAGCCTACCGCATCGGACAGAAGTAGCCGCGCGCGTTGTGGTAGAACTGGTTCCTGCCGTTGCACCCTGGCGTCAGACGGCAGGGGGTCGCCTTGCCCCACAGATCGAAGTCGAGGCCCTTCACTTCGGCAACCCGGACAAGATCGATCTCCCGGAAGGCGGCGTTGCAGGTGTCGCACCAGACCCGCGCGCGCACGCCATGTTCGATCATCAGGCCCACGGTTGCGACAGACGGCGGTCGGTTCACCAAAGGGGATCGCATTGCGCCCCATTGAGAACGGGCGAAGAACGAGTCAACGGCGATGCGAGCCTGCCGGTCGGGGCCAGCGCGAAGATGCGCCGCGCATCCGCAGGGGCGAAGTGATGAAGCGGCGCGGCAACGCCAAGGTCATTCCGGCCGATCCAAAGGCGATCTTCCTGCCATACCAGGCAAAGTGGATCGCGGACGGATCGCGGCTGAAGCTGATCGAGAAGAGCCGCCAGATCGGGCTGTCCTGGGCGACTGCCTACGCCACCGTCTCGCGCACCGCGCTGGCGACCGCCCGGCTGGACGAGTGGGTCAGCAGCCGCGACGATATTCAGGCGCAGCTCTTCCTGGAGGACTGCAAGTTCTGGGCAGGCAACATGCAGATCGCCGCCGACGATCTGGGCGAGCAGATCCTCGACAACGATGCGCGCCAGACCTCCTACGTTCTGCGATTCGATAACGGGCACCGGATCAACTCGATGTCGTCCAACCCGAACGCCCAGGCCGGTAAGCGCGGCGGGCGTATCCTCGACGAGTTCGCGCTGCACCCGGACCCGCGCAAGCTGTGGGCGATCGCCTTTCCCGGTATCACCTGGGGCGGCGCGATGGAGATCATCTCGACCCACCGTGGCAGCCACAATTTCTTCAATCAGCTGGTCCGCGAGATCAAAGAAAAGGGCAATCCGAAGGGGATCAGCCTGCACACGGTCACCTTGCAGAATGCGCTCGACCAGGGCTTCCTGTTCAAGCTCCAGCAGGCGCTGCCGGAGGAAGACGAGCGGATCGCGATGGACGAGGCCGCCTATTTCGACTTCATCCGCAAGGGCGCAGCCGACGAAGAGAGCTTCCAGCAGGAGTTCATGTGCAAGCCGGCAGACGATGATGCGGCCTTCCTCGAATACGACAAGATCGGCGCGGCGGAATACGCCGAGGGCATCGCCTGGACGGTCACCGAAGGCGGCACGCTGTACGCCGGGATCGACATCGGGCGAAAGAAGGACCTCACCGTCCTGTGGGTGGTCGAGAAGCTGGGCGACGTGTTCTACACCCGCCACGTCGAAGCGCTGCGCAACATGCCCAAAGGCGAGCAGGAGAAGGTGCTGTGGCCTTGGGTCGAGCGGGTGCTCGCCAGTGGGGGCCGCGTGGCGCAGGATTACACCGGGCTCGGCATCGGCTGGGGCGACGATGCGCAGGCGCGGTTTGGCAAGTACCGCTACGAGAACGTCAGCTTCACCGCGCAGGTCAAGGAAGCGCTCGCCTACCCGGTGCGCGGGGCGATGGAGGACAAGCGGCTGCGCATTCCCTACGATCCGGCGATCCGCGCCGATCTGCGCAGCGTCACGAAGACCACCACCGCAGCGGGCAATATCCGCTTCACCGCCGAGCGCACGCCCGACGGCCACGCGGACCACTTCTGGGCGCTGGCGCTGGCGATCCACGCGGGCAGCGGCGAGACGGCTGCGCCGTGGCGTCCGGTCGCCGCGCCGATCGCGCAGCAGCGCGACACCCTCGATCTCGATGAAAACTGGATTCCGGCATGAAGCAAGGCACGCACAATCTCGGCAGGCATGACGACACGATCGTCTTTGCGCAGATCGACGAGACCGGGCGGGTGACGCTGGCCGATCCGGCCCGGCCCGACGCTCGCATCCGGCTGGCGCCTGCGCAGGTCCAAGCGTTGCGGGAGCTGCTGGCATGAAGTCGCTGACCAAGGGAATCGCCGCGGGCTTCGGGCGGATGCTCGATTCGGTGCGCGAGATGCGCCATCCGGGGCAGGCCACGCTGTTCGCCTCGCTGCTGCGCCGCACGCGGTTCGATTATGCGAGCGAGGTGGGTGACGGGCTGGACGCGAGCGTCGTCACTGCGCCGGTCATGTGGATGCAGCGCTCGATCCCCGAGGCCACGCTGGCGATGCGCGAGATCAAGGCGGACGGCAGCCACGAGGATCTGCACGATCACGAGCTGCTGGAGCTGCTGCGCAGCCCGAACCCGTTCTACGGCGACATCGCGCTGTGGGGCGCGATCGTTCTGTCCTTCCTGATCGATGGCAATTCCTACCTGATCAAGGTCAAGAACGCGGCGGGCAAGCCGGTGCAGCTGTGGTGGGTGCCGTGGTGGATGATCGAGCCGCACGCGCCGATCGACGGCGGCGACTTCATCCAGTTCTACCGCTACACGCCCGGCACCGGCGCGGGCGTGATGCTGCTGGACCCGGACGACGTGGTCCACTTCCGCAACGGCATCAACCCGCGCAACATGATGAAGGGCCTGAGCCCGATGCAGGGCGTGCTGCGCGAGATCTTCAGCGACCTCGAAAGCAGCAACTTCATCGCCAGCCTGCTGCGCAACATGGGCGTGCCCGGCACAATCATCAGCCCCAAGGGCGGCGCGATGCCGACGCCGGAAGATGTCGAAGCGACCAAGGCGTGGTTCCAGCAGGCCTACGGCGGCGACAATCGCGGCAAGGCGCTGGTGATGGGCGGGCAGACCGAGGTGCAGAGCTTCGGCTTCAATCCCGAGCAGATGAACCTGAGCTACGGATCGAACCGGGCGGAGGAGCGCGTCTGCGCGTGCATCGGCATTCCGGCCGCCGTGGTCGGCTTCGGCGCGGGGCTGGAGCAGACGAAGGTCGGCGCGACGATGGAGGAGCTGCGAAAGCTCGCCTGGCACAACGGCGTGCTGCCGCTGGGTCGCCAGCTGGTCGACGAACTCCAGCGCAGCCTGCTGCCCGACTTCCAGCGGGCGCAATCGCAGCGCGGGCGCAGGATCGAGCTTTACTGGAACACGGACGACGTGCTCGCCCTGCAAGAGGACGAGGACAAGCAAAGCGCCCGCAAGCTGAAGGAATTTCAGGCCGGGGCGATCACGCTGCGCGAATACCGCACCGAAACCGGGCGCGAGGCGGACGACCGCCACGATTTCTACATCCGCCCGATCAATTATGTTGCCGTGCCAGCGGACAAGCCGGGCCTCGGCCACAACGGCGGGCCTGCGCTCGATGAGAACGCAGATCGCAGTGATCCGGGCAAGAAGGCTCTGCCGCCCGCCCAGGTCAAGCATTCGGAGACGTGGCTGCCCGAGGGCGCGGGCACCGCGACCGAAGATGAGATCGCGCGTGGCGAGCGGTTCGTAACCCGGAATGAGGCGGCGTTTAGCGGCCTCTCAGCCGCGTTTGAGCAGGACCTTAAGCCCCTGTTCGAAAGCTGGGGAGACGAGGCCGCGCGGGTCGCGCAGGTTGTGCTGGATGCGCTGCTGCCCGAAGACGGCCCCAAGGCCGCGCGTCCTCCGCAAACCAAAGCCGCGAACGATCAGCTGGTGCAGGAGATCATCGACCTGCTCAATGTCGAGGCGTGGGATCGCCAGTTGTCCGCCAAGTACCAGGCCCAGTACGTCCAGATCGCGCGCGACGTTGCCGAGGCGATCGAGCAGTCAGGTTATGGCACGATGCTGCCCGATGCGCGGATGCTGGAGGTGATCGATGCAGGCGGCACCCGCGCCGGGCTGATCGACCTGGACGAACAGACCCGCGCCGCGCTGTTCAAGGCGCTGACCGAGGGCCGCGCGGAAGGCGAAGGCGTGAACGCGCTGGCCAACCGGATCGCCAACATGATCGAGGGCGGGCCGTTCAAGGATGCCGCCACGCGCGCCAAGGTGATCGCCCGGATCGAGACCAAGCACGCGCAGAATATCTCGACGCTGGAGAACGGCAGGTCGAACGGCTTCAGCCGCTTCATTGTCTACGACGGACGGCTGGGGCCGGATCGATCGGAGCCCGCGCACATCGCGCGCAGCGGATCGATCGTCAGCTACGAAGACGCGATGACCATGACCATCAACATGCGGCCCAACTGCACGCTCAGCTTCGCGCCGCACGTCGAGTTTTAGGAAGGACCTCCCGATGCAGACCAAGAACCTGACCGTCACCGAGATGGGCGAGAGCGGCAAGGGGCTGGCGTTGATCGCCGACCTCACCGGCGTGGACAGCGACGGCGATAGCTACGAGCCCGGCGCGTTCTCGTGGAAAGAGCAGTGGGTGCCCCTGCTGCCCGCGCACAACCGTTTCGCCATGCCGTTCGGCAAGGCGCGCGTGTTCGAGGATGGCGATGCCGCCTATGCCGAGCTGCACCTCAACCTCGACACGCAGGTGGGCAAGGAATGGCACTCGGCTCTCCAGTTCGATCTGAAGACCGGCAACGCCGTGCAGGAATGGTCCTACGGCTATGACGCGATGCGCTTCGACAAGGTGACGCGCGGCCTTGCCGAAGGCCGACACCTGAAGCAGCTCGACGTGCAGGAGGTCTCCACCGTGGTGCGCGGCGCTGGTCGCGGGACGCGCACGGTCGACATGAAGGGCCTCAAGGCGGCGATGAAGGATGGCGACTTCAGCACGATCACTCAGCAGCTGGGCGTGATGGCGGCGACGATCGATGCTGATCCGGCCAAGCTGAGCGCGACCGGGCTGAAGCAGCTGGGCGAGATCCACGCCAACCTGGGCACCGTCCTCGCGCTGGCCAATCGCGATCCGGAGGCCGAGGCGAAGGCGGCGGCGGAGATCGAGCGGATGGCGGGCAACGCCATCGCCCGCGATGCGATCCGGCGCGCCGAAGCCTTCATGGGCTGAGACGCCCTCAGAAGCCCCAAAACGGCTTTGAGGGTACGGACGCCCCGGAAAGTTCACCGAGGCACCCCTTAACGCGCCTTAAATGGCTCTCAGCAGGGTTTTGGATTGGAGGCGTCCGGTGATGGTGCGCAGGTCAGCCGCAGGGATGCTGTTCGCCCCGATACGCATCGGCGAGCCCCTCGCGCAGCAGCGCCTGCCCGACATCGCCCCGCGCCGTTTCGATCCGCGCCAGCGTTCGCCCGAAACAGTCGTGGCCGTCGCGGCGGATGATCACCGCCTCGCCATCGAGCAGCGCGACCAGGCGAGCGCGTGCCAGGATCGCCCGGCGGCGTTCGTTCGGGTCGGTCGCGTCCAGCTCCGGCGCGTCGATCTCCAGCAGCCTGATCTTCTCCCGATCGATCCACACCGTATCGCCATCGTGGACGCAGGTTTCGCGCCGCGCTGGCGGCGGTGGGCAGACGGCGATCGCGAGGGCGGCGGCTGAGAGCAGGAGCGACATTTCCGCTGTTTCTGCGATCGGGTTTGCCAGATCAAGCCAATCGCTCTAGTCCGGATGCAACCCGCCACCTGCGCTGCGCCCCGGCCACAGGAACGCGTTCCGGGTCCCTCCACTTCGGCACCATCGGCAAAGCGGTCTTCGTAATTCACACGGAGACAACGCAATGGCCGGTATCAAGGATCTCTCGCTCAAGCAGGCGGAGGAAAAGCTCGCCACCATCCAGGACGAGATGGGCAAGGTGCTGACGGAGGCGAAAGCCGACGACGGCAGCCTCGACTTCAACAAGGTCACCTTCTTTGGCGACAGCGTCAAAGGCTCGGTCGCGGTGGCCGAGAAGTTCCAGCAGAAGGACGCCGAGGCCAACGAGCTGGGCGAGCACATCGACACGCTGCGCGGTGCCGAGAAGGCGGCGCAAAACTACGAAGCCCGCGAAAAGGGCCTGCGCAACTTCCCGCTGCCCGGTGCTGGTGGCCAGGGTGGGCTGCCCGCCAACCAGCAGCAGTTCAAGTCGCTCGGCGAACAGGCTGTCGAGACCAAGGCGTTCAAGGAGTGGGTGGCGGACGGCTGCCCCAGCGGCAAGGGCGTCGACCTGCAATTCGAGAAGGCGCTGGCCTCCGATTATCTGGCCCGTGGCGCGCAAGGCTCGACGATCGGCAGCAAGGCGCTGATGTCGACAGGGGCGGGGTTTGCGCCCGAAAGCGTCCGGATGCCCGGCTTCGTCGAAGCGCCGACCCGCCCGGTGCAGCTGCTCGACATCCTGCCGCTTAACCGCACTGGCCAAGCAGCGGTGCCCTACATGGAAGAAACCACGCGCACGCACGGTGCGGCTGAGACTGCCGAGGGTGGAACCTACAACGAAAGTGAGTTCGCCTTCACCGAGCGCACCAGCCCGGTGCGCAAGATCACCGACAGCATTCCGGTGACCGACGAGCAGTTCGAGGATGTCCCTCTGGTCGAGGGCTATATCAACAATCGCCTGCCGTTCGGCCTGCGTCAGCGGCTCGATTATCAGTGCGGTGTCGGCACCGGCTCCGCCCCCCAGCTGCGCGGCATCCTAAACACCATCGGCATTCTGACCCAGACGAAAGGCTCCGGTCCGGTATTGGACGCCTTCTTCAAGGCAATGACCAAGGTCCGGATCAATGGCCGCGCGATGGCGACCCACAACCTGATCCACCCGCTCGACTGGCAAGACATTCGCCTGACCCGCACCAACGACGGCATCTACATCTTCGGTTCACCGATGGAGAGCGGGCCGGATCGCCTCTGGGGCCTCCCCGTCGTCCAGTACGAGCCGATGGGCCAGGGCAAGGGGCTGACCGGCAGTTTCATGCCCGCATATATCGAACTGGTCGAACGGCGTGGGATCGACATTCAGGTCGGCTACGTCAACGCGCAGTTCGCCGAGGGCAAGCGCACGGTGCGCGCCGACATGCGCGCCGCGCTGCCGGTCTATCGCCCCGCCGCCTTCTGCGAAGTCAATCTGACCGAATAACCGCCGTCGGCGATCGGGCCGCGTCCGCCCGGTCGCCACTCCAGTCGGGGCGGGTCGATG